CAAAAGTAAATGAATCATTTACAATTAATCGTTATGACAACGGCTTTATGATCGAAGTAGGTGGACGAGATAAAGAAAACGATTGGAAAAACTGCAAAATTCTTTGCGCTACAGAATCAGAATTATTTGATGTCATTAAAGAAGCACTATCAATAGAAGTAGATTCATAAGGAATGTTATGAGTCAAGTATATGTAATCAAACCCTTGCATAAGAAAAGCATTGTCTATCATGTAGAAATGTATCGTAATAATCCTGACGGCAGTGTCGGTTGGTTTAATATCGACGAAACTTATCGTTGGGGTCAAGGCTTTGTAGAAGGTGATCTAGATTGTAATCTTCCTTGGGAAGGCGATGATGTTGCCTATGCTCGAGCAGACTGTGGTTGGGGTTGCGAGTTTGATGATAGCTGTAGTATCGAATTTGAATTCAGTGACGATATCGATGAGGTTGAGCAACAAGCTATTCGAGAGGCTTACTACGAAGGTGGCGCAGGTTGGTTGTTCGACGGTGAACACGAATGGCTGGAAGAAGACACTGCGGTACATATTATTGCACCATATCAAATTGACCTGTGCGATGATGACGGTACAGTCATTGAAGAAAACATTAAACTTAAATCACGTCCTGATCCAAGAACTTCATGGCCCTGGAGTGTAGATAATCCTAAGCCAGAGGAAAGTCAAGGAGATTAAATGAATAATAAACAATATATGTATTATATACAATGGTCACAGCCTTATATGCAACAAAATGTTACTAAAGAAGCTATTATTGATGAAATAATCGAATTGTATCTTGAGCAAGAATGTTTTGATATAGCAAATAATGAATTAAAAAGGATTATGAAACTATGAAATGGTTTGACAAATGGATGTACAAGCAAACTAAAAAGGCTTGGGAAAATAAAAATCGCTTCGAAATGGAAGATGAAGCTGTAATGGTTGGGGCTAAACAAAGGGCAATAGGTATGGGCGGAGCAATGGTAGAACGTAGTCGACCAGAAGGCGAAGATCGCATTTCATTTGAATTGAGCACCGCAGTAGGTGGACGTATTCTTAATGTACGTAGATACGACGATCGTAAAGACCGACATGATAGTCAAACATATGTTATTCCCAACGGTGAAGATGTTGGAGAACGGGTGGCAAAAATTGTTAACTTGGAGTTGATTAAAGGATGAACAAACAACTTAAAGAAGTTTTTGATATTACTCAAGAAGAAGCCGCAGAAGTAATCCAAGCTGTAAGTAAAATTAGCCGGTTTGGTCTTGACAATTATAAGCCAGGCAAAAATCAAACTAACAGACAACATCTTGAAGAAGAACTCGGCGACCTGTATGCTATGATTGAAATCTTACAAGAGATGGATGTTGTTAGTTGGGCTAATATTGAAAAGGCCGCAGTAGCTAAAAAAGAAAAATTAAAAATCTGGTCAACTATATATGAGCAAAATTAAAATCGCAGAGCTGTTTTACAGCATTCAAGGTGAAGGACGTTACATGGGCGTCCCTTCTGTGTTTCTACGTACATTTGGTTGTAACTTTAAATGTCAAGGATTTGGTATGCCACGTGGAGAAATGAGTCAAGAAGTTGAATCTATTGCGGCACGTATTACAGAATTTAAAGATTATAATGAGCTCCCGCTTGTATCAACTGGTTGTGATAGTTATGCAAGTTGGGATCCTCGTTTTAAAGATTTGTCGCCAATGCTTACCAGTGAAGCTATTGTAGAGCGCATTATGGAAATTATTCCATACAATGAGTGGAAAGACGAACATCTTGTTATTACAGGTGGCGAACCTTTACTAGGTTGGCAACGTGCTTATCCAGACTTGCTAAACAATCCTAAAATGAAAGCGCTGAAAGAAATCACCTTTGAAACAAATGGTACTCAGAAACTTACGCCAGAGTTTAAAGAATATTTGAGAAAGTGGAATAGCGAAGTGGGTAAAGAACTTACATTTAGTGTAAGTGCCAAACTTCCGTGCAGTGGAGAAAAGTGGGAGGAAGCAATTCTTCCAGAAGTAGTTTGCGAGTACGAAGAAGTTGGCACAGCATATTTGAAGTTTGTTATTGCTACTGAACAAGACTTTGCTGATGCAGAATGTGCTATTGGCGCATTTCGTGCCGCTGGATTTAAAGGACACGTCTATTTGATGCCAGTAGGTGGTGTTGAAAGTGTCTATGCACTGAATAATAGAACAGTGGCGGACTTGGCAATGAAGAAAGGCTTACGCTATAGCGATAGACTTCAAGTGCCGTTATTTAAAAACGAGTGGGGTACATAATGATTAAACAATTCTTTAAAAAGATTACAGGCATTCAAGCAATTGAAGACATGAGAATCGAAGCAGAAACTGCGGCGGTTGAAGCAGTCAAAGCAGCGGCTGTTGCAAAGGCCGAATTGGAAATGGCAAAAAAGCAAGAGGAGGCAGCAAAACTGAGCCCAAAAGAACGTGCCTCTGCCCAAGGGATGCCCTATGTAGCTGTTTTAGATACACATGTTAATAAAGACAACATTAGAAACGGCTTTTTTGAGCTTGACTGGAATGCAGAGTTTGTGTTACAATTGAAACAAGCTGGATTTGGATTCGATGGTGATCCAGAAGAAGAGATTGTTGATCGCTGGTTCAGAGACATTGTAAGAGCTATGCTTTCCGAAGAAGGAATGGATACTAGTCGAGGTGCCGGGTATATTAACATTGTTCCAATTACAAAAAATAAATCAGAGGTTTCATGACATATATTTTAGTTGATACTGCAAACACATTCTTTCGTGCCAGGCACGTCATCAAAGGAGATGCTGATATCAAACTAGGCATGGCTTTGCATATTACTTTTAACAGTATTAAAAAGGCTTGGCAAGACTTTGAGGGGAAGCACGTGGTCTTTTGCCTCGAAGGTCGCTCGTGGCGTAAGGACTATTACAAGCCCTACAAGGCCAACCGTGCTGAAACCCGTGCGGCTATGACTGTAAAAGAACAAGAAGAAGATAAACTGTTCTGGGAAACCTTTGATAAATTTAAAGAATTTGTCACAGAAAAATCTAATTGCACTGTTTTACAACACAAACAGTTAGAAGCAGATGATTTAATTGCAGGCTGGATTCAAAGTCATCCCGATGACGACCATGTGATCATTTCGACAGATAGTGATTTTCATCAGTTGATTGCGCCCAATGTTAAACAATATAACGGTGTTGCAGAAACTACTACTACACACGAAGGTATCTTTGATAAAAAAGGTAAATTAGTCATTGATAACAAAACTAAATTACCAAAAGATATTCCTAATCCAGAATGGATCCTATTTGAAAAGTGTATGCGCGGCGATAGTAGCGACAATGTCTTTTCAGCATATCCAGGTGTGCGTACTAAAGGTTCTAAAAACAAAGTAGGATTGACTGAAGCTTTTGAAGATCGTAAAAGCAAAGGCTATTCTTGGAACAACATGATGTTGCAGCGTTGGGTTGATCACGAAGGTGTAGAACACAGAGTTCTAGACGATTATAATCGTAATCGACAACTTATTGATTTAACTGCACAACCTGCTGATATTAAAGAACTTATTCAAGAAACAATTAAAATTAATGCTGTGCCCAAGGCCGTTGATCAAGTAGGCATTAGACTATTAAAATTCTGTCAGTTATACGATATGAAACGCCTAATGGATAATATCCAACAGTACGCAGAACCATTTCAGGCAAAGTATTCAAAATGATACTTGTACAAATAAAACAACATTCTGTAAGGAAAATACAATGAACATCAAAGCAAAAACTATCGTAGATGGAAAATTCTGGATTGTGGAAGAAGATGGTGTCAAAATTGGCACTTTGCAAAAGAAAGAAAACAATAAATTTATGTTAAGTGGAAAAGACGGAAACAGTTACTTTGGTAAAAAAGAGGAGTTGCTTAAAGCCTTTGGCAAAGACTTTTTTGACAGCAAAATTAAAACAACTGTTAGTAGCAATCAAGAAGTCAGAGACGTTCATGATTATCCTACTAGTTGTTATCCATACAATGCAATGTTTGATGTTCGCAAGAAACTTCCAATTTTTACCAAAAGTCCCAGTAGTAAAAGTCTTTATTGTGCAGGATACTATACAATTAAATTCGATAAAGGATGGGTTAAAAGTTTTTGTCCTAAGTTAATTACTATCGAGCGTTACGAAAATAAGGGTCCGTTCAAAGATGAGCTCGAAATGAAACAGGTGCTAGCCAATGCCAAATCCGATTAATACAATTCCAATCCAACAGTTCATTCAACAGGTAAAAAGTGCCGAATTGAGTCAGCAAAAAGAAATAAAACTTGATATTAAAAGTGCTAAATTGCTTGCATTGTCGTTAGCAGAAATAAGTTCTAAATTATTAGAAGATTATGACAGTGTATTACAGACATTGTTAGATAAACAAGGCGACGGAGTTGTTTCTGTTAGAATGGACGGCGGTGGCTTTTCAGACAAATGATGATAAATATATGCGTATATTAACAGGACGCATATATGAGCAGACCAAAGCCAAAAGTTTTATTAGAACAGACAAATAAGAAAAATTATAAAACAGAACAAGTGCTCGATGCTGAGGCAATTTGGGCAGTGTTTTATAAAGCTGAGCCGTTTAATTTAAAAAGTTTCAGCAGTGTTACCAGCTATCCAGGACCTAAATATAAAAAAGTATCATTTAGTAATCCGGGCCATGCAATCAATTTAGCAAAAAAATTAAACAGCATGTTTAACTGCGAAGATTTTCAAGTGGTTAAACTAACTGCTGGCGAAATTTTAAAATGATTTCCAGAGAAACATATACTAAAATATTTCTTATTGGAGCAGAAAAAAGTTGTGACGATGCTAATGTCAAACTACATTTACAAAAATTTTGGCAAAGCAAACGAACCAAAGATAAAGGCGGCCTGCGTCTAAGTCTCGAGGGTTATGAATTTTTAATTGGCACATTAAAATTAGAAGAATACGAAGTTCCATTTAACGATAAAATTGACTTGAGTCCTCAAGTTATTATATTTTTTGATCAGTATTTGGACTGTCCGTACTTACTAACCAACCAAAGTTTAATTGTGTTTTCGGAAAAAAAAGCATTTGAATTATACTTATTTTCGGACGATATCCGAAAATACGGACTGGTCAAGGCCATGAATGCACGTAATAAAGATAGCCAAACGGGCTAAAAACAATTGACATAGGACTGAATCTGTTGTACAATACTAGCAGTTACACAGTTTTTCCCCTAACTAAATGGAGTTTTTATGTCAGAGCTAGTTTCGCGCACAGTTGGTCCTAAGGCCGCCAAAAAGTCAATTCGTCGTGCATTCAAAGCACAACGTCCTATCTTCCTGTGGGGCCCCCCAGGTATTGGTAAATCAGATATTGTTAAGCAGTTGGGCGAAGAACTCGACGCTCACGTAATTGACATTCGTTTGAGTCTTTGGGAGCCTACTGATATTAAAGGTATTCCCTACTTTGATGCAACTTCAGGCCGTATGGCATGGGCGCCACCTATTGAATTGCCTGACGAAGTTACTGCATCAAAGCATAAAAGCATTATCTTGTTCATGGATGAAATGAACTCGGCGGCTCCTGCTGTACAGGCAGCGGCTTATCAGTTGGTATTGAACCGTCGTGTTGGTACTTATAAACTTCCAGATAATGTCTTGATTGTTGCCGCTGGTAACCGTGAAGCTGACAAGGGTGTTACTTATCGTATGCCTGCTCCGTTGGCTAACCGTTTCGTGCATATGGAGATGCGTGTTGATTGGGACGACTACTTTAGTTGGGCTACAGAAAACCGTATCCATAAAGACGTCGTGGGTTTTTTGACTTTCAGCAAGAAGGACTTGTATGATTTTGATCCTAAGTCTAGCTCAAAGGCA